ATCTACGCAGGGTTACGATCTTTCGAGTCCTTCGTAATGTTATTTAGTATACACTATTACATTATTAATGTCAAGTGTGCCAGTTTCCTAACTGTCCTTTTTTGTCACACGCTTGATCATCTTAGCATACATCACATCAGAACGTGAGTACATACCAGGATTTTCCTTTGCTAATCTAATTAATTTCTTCGCTGCTCTGCGACTGGATTTTCTTGAGTTGTCTACCATATTCTTCTAGTTTTTTTCTGGATTCGATCAACATATCTGCAACTGATTTTCTACCTTGATAGAAACCTTCTGGGTCTATCTCTATGTCAACGAGATCTCTGGGGTCAGTTATTGATTCAAATGTTATATCCTTATCTCCAACAACCTCTCTTAACTCATGAGTAAGTTGATCTTTTTTGATTTTCATAATAGTATTTATACTTAATAAAAAAAGGAGTCCGTAGACTCCTTCGTATTTATAGTGCGTTGCCTCGTGGCAAGACTTCTTCTGGGAACACGAAGTTCTCATGCGGTTGGTCTACAGATGACATCCATGCTCTCATACCTTCATTTAAAAGAATGTTCTTTGTATAGAAAGTCTCGAACTCTGGGTCTTCTGCTGCTCTTATCTCCTGAGATACAAAGTCGTATGCTCTGAGGTTAAGTGCAAGACCTACGATACCTATAGATGATGTCCACATACCCATGACAGGTACGAACAACATAAGGAAGTGTAAGAATCTTTTGTTTGAAAATGCTATACCAAATATCTGTGACCAGAATCTATTAGCAGTAATCATACTATAAGTTTCTTCTTCCTGTGTAGGATCGAATGCTCTGAAAGTTGTAGATTGAATCTTACCTTCAGTGTATTGTGATGTGTCTTCATACAATGTGTTCTGTACTGTTGCACCATGTATGGCACATAGTAATGCTCCACCAAGTATACCTGCTACACCCATCATATGAAATGGATTAAGAGTTATATTGTGGAAACCCTGTATGAATAAAATATAACGAAAGATTGCTGCGACACCAAATGAAGGTGCGAAGAACCAACTATGCTGACCTAATGGATATATTAGAAAGATGCTCGTGAATACTGCAATAACTGCTGAGAATGCTAGTGCGTTGTAAGGACGTATCCCAACAAGTCCTGCAATCTCAAACTGTCTAAGCATGAAACCTATGAGTCCAAAGACTCCATGTAATGCTACAAAGTTCCATAGTCCACCTAATTGAAACCATCGTACAAGATCTCCTTGTGCCTCAGGTCCCCATAGGAACAATAGACTATGACCCATAGCATCACCAGGTGTTGATACTGCTGCAGTTAAAAAGTTTGCTCCCTCAAGATATGAGGATGCAATACCATGTGTGTACCATGAGGTCACAAAAGTAGTTCCTACGAACCAACCTCCGATTGCTAGGTAAGCACAAGGTAAAAGTAAAAGACCAGACCATCCGATGAATACGAAACGATCTCTCTTTAACCAATCATCAAGAACGTCAAACCATTCTCTTTTAGGTGCGTTTAAGGTAGATGCTACCATTTTTTCTCCTAAGAAAAAAGCACCCGAAGGTGCTTTGATTTACGTGTGGGTTATATAATTAACCGATTGAAGGTGCAGTTAATGCAACTGTTGTAGACTCAGCAGATGCTAGGTCTAGTGGGAAGTTGTGTGCATTTCTTTCATGCATAACTTCCATTCCAAGGTTTGCTCTGTTAAGAACATCTCCCCATGTTGGTACAATCTTTCCGTTTGCATCTACAACTGATTGGTTGAAGTTGAATCCGTTAAGGTTGAATGCCATTGTACAGATACCCATAGAGGTTAACCATACACAGACTACAGGGAATACAGCGAGGAAGAAGTGTAATGAACGAGAGTTGTTGAATGATGCATACTGGAAGATTAATCTACCGAAGTATCCATGAGCAGCAACAATGTTATATGTTTCTTCTTCTTGTCCGAACTTATAGCCGTAGTTTTGACTCTCGTTTTCTGTTGTCTCTCTGATTAGAGAAGATGTCACTAGAGAACCGTGCATTGCACTGAAGAGACTACCACCGAACATACCTGCTACACCTGCCATATGGAAGGGGTGCATTAGTATGTTGTGTTCTGCTTGGAACACGAACATGAAGTTGAACGTACCTGAGATACCTAGTGGCATACCATCAGAGAATGAACCCTGACCGAATGGATACACAAGGAATACTGCAAATGCTGCAGATACAGGTGCTGAGTATGCTACACATATCCAAGGTCTCATTCCTAGTCTGTATGATAGTTCCCACTGTCTACCCATGTAGGCAGAGATTCCAATAAGGAAGTGGAAAATAACTAACTGGTAAGGACCTCCGTTATACAACCACTCGTCCATAGTGGCTGCTTCCCAGATGGGATAGAAGTGTAATCCTATTGCGTTTGAAGATGGAACTACAGCACCAGAGATGATGTTGTTACCATATAAGAAAGAACCCGCAACTGGTTCTCTGATTCCGTCGATATCGACTGGAGGAGCAGCGATGAATGCTACAATGAAACAAGCAGCAGCAGTTAGAAGACATGGGATCATTAAGACACCAAACCAACCAACGTAGATGCGATTGTCAGTGGATGTTACCCACTCACAAAACTCGTCCCATCCTGAAAGCAAACCACCACGCTTTCTAGTTAAACTAGAAGAATTTAGTGTTGTCATTTAAGAGTACGTTGTATATGAAGGGTAGTACGAGAGACGAAGTTTTATCCTCCCTTTAAAGGTCTCGGTTAAAGGAGCAAAAAAGTGAGGAAATCCTCACCTGCATATATTATATATCTTTTTGTTAAGTTTTGTCAAGTAAGTAAAAGTACTCAATATGTGTAGCTTATATTACTCATAAACTTATATTATATGTTTTCTTACTGTACCTTTAAGTCCTGCTTCTTTTAAATATTTTCTACCACCTGCTGAAGTGTCAAATATTTTTGCAAATCTTTTGTCTGGATTCCACGCTGTATGTGAAACCAAATACTCTAGGTAATCATCTACCTTCCTAGTTGCAACCCACTTGATTGCATTACCTTTATCTGCTGCCATGATAAAATTTTAATTCTGATCTATTTATATACCTTGCCAAAAGTTATCTGTGACAGGTTGTAAGTTTCTTGATAAGAAATATAAACCTACATTACATACAAACCAGTTTAGATTTACTATCCAAGTCTGTCTCCAGAGATACTTTCTGTTGCTCTGTACAATAAACATATTTCTCTCATTCATTGTTGTCTCAGGAGATAGAGGTCTAACTTTAATGTATTGCTCTAGTCCTAATGCAACTACGAAACCGATTGCGTAAATGTAAAACACGAAGTTAAGGAAACTTGATGCTGTTAATAGTAGTGGAATCATCCTATGTCTTGTAATTTTTGTACTGCTGTTTCTTTTTGCATAGCAGGGACATCTTTAAGTCCTTCTATACTATACCACGGTGCGTTCTCCCAGTCAAATCCTTCTCCAAAAGTATTGTCTGCGTTAGCAACATACCAGTGACATGCTGCGTCTGGTACATCCACTGCACACTTCTCCCAGTCATCAGACCATTGAGGTACTTGAACCCAGAGTGTCTCAGCATACGCTGTAGTGGATACACCTATTAAGATTGCAAATGTAAGTGCCCAATAAAATATTCTTGGCACCCATTTAAGGGGAATATAATACTTCATATCATTCCTACCATTCCTGCTGCTGTTCCTACAACAACGAAAAACCCAAACTCGATTAATGCGTAGTATGGGGAGTATGCTAATTTTTTCATGTACTTTTTAGATTGAGGGATAAAAGATAAGACCTTTAGTTCTTATGCGAATGCGATGTTACCTACACCTGATACGATGTAAAGTGCAACAACTGATGTGAATAGAATGTGATACATTTTTATGCTCCTTGGTATACTGGTGTCATTACTCCACCACCTTCATCGTCATCATCATCGTCACCACTGATGGCACGAAGGAATAACTCAAGAAATACTATGGCTCCTACTGGATAGAAGACCCATAGTATTGCTTGAAAAGGTGATATAGCATTGTCTGCTACTAACTCGGTCATTATACAAAACCAGGTATAATCTGACCTGTTGTTAGATATGCTCCTACTGCTGCTACGAAACCTAACATCGCTGCACGACCATTTAGTTTCTCAGCAAACACTTTTTCTTTTTCAATTGGTTTTGGTGTTGTCATTTTAAAATACTCCTGGTAGAATTTGTCCTGTAAATACGTAAGATACGATACCTGCGATAACTCCAATCATCGCTAGTCTTCCATTTAGTTTTTCTGCTTTTTCGTCAAACATTAGAAGATACCTGGAATGATTTGACCTGTAGTTGCGTATGCTCCTACTGCTGCTACGAATCCGATCATTGCTGACCAACCGTTAAATCTTTCTGCTTCTGGTGTCATTGTTTTACTCCGTGTGATAATAGGGTTTAGAATATACCAGGTATAATATTACCTGTTAGTGCGTATGCACCGATCATTGCAACGAATCCAACCATTGCTAGTTGTCCATTGACTAACTCTGCCTGTGTAGCATAGTCTGTCTCGATTAGATCTGTCTTTGGTTCTACCGCATACATGTTCTGGCGACCACCAGACTCAGTTACAGTGAACGCAGACTTGTACTTTGGTGTCATTGTTAACTAATGTAAAGTTATGTACATATTATATAGCAATTGTAAAGTTTTGTCAACAGGGTCGGATAACAATATTTCCTGATACGCTGACTCTTTGTCCGTCTGTTTTCTTTGGGTATACTGTATGAATCATCTGTGATGGGAAGATTAAAACGTGTCCCTCACTGGATTTATTGATATCTACCTTCGTTCCTTTGTTATCTTTTATGAAATAAAATGGTGCGTCACCATTAGCACAGCTTATATAACAGCTAAAAGAATAAAATGAGTTCTCATGCATATGAGGGTAGTGTTGGTCTCCTTTTTCCATAATATTACACCACATATTAGTTATGTGTAGGTTCTGTGCACCTTCTGTAGCAATACCATACTTCAGTTTATGGAGATCATAAGCATGATCTATGAGTAATGTGATCCAATGATGGAAAGATTGTGGTACTTCCATCGCATATTCCTGTCGCAGTGACGCTTCCTCAGGATCTTTGTGTATTATCTTTTTCTCTATCGCAATATCAGATGCTTGTCGCATATCAGCAAAGACGCTTGATGGCATTTCAGCGACAAATATATCAGTGTTTTCTAAAAATCTCATAATAAAAAAGGGCAGTGTCCCTGCCCTTAGTAGTGGTCTTCGATAGGAGTATAATTACAACGCTTCCGAAAACCATCTAGATTAACGTCTATTGGCAAAGACGAATCTATTTATATCTCAGATGTAAAGGATATTATATCAGAAAATTTTTCATCAGGTGTAAAACTAACATCCTTATGATCTATTTTCTTTTTAATTGCTTTAAGAGATTGGTAAGTATCCCAGAGTCGATCCAATTCTCTCTCTGGAAACTGCTCATTCTCTATTGCCAATTTCAATACCTTTCTTACAGATGCAATTGCTGCATCTAATTCCACGTGTGGTAAACCGCAAGACATAATTTCCTCTTAAGTAGCGTTGTGTGCATAAGCAGCGACCTCTGGATCAGGGTCTAACCACTTAGTATATTCAAAGTCTTCTATAGCAGTATCTAACTGTATAGAATTATCTAGTAGGTACATATCTCTGTACCTTTGAGTCCATTCATGGAACTTCTGTATTCTATAGTCGGGTTGACCATTAGGAAGGACACCCGAAGAGACGTATCGATAAGGATAACGTTCAAAAATTACTTTCATAATGTAAATCAGATTCAAGTTTATCAAGGAGGATGTCATAATCCTCGTCAGCATTACCATAGAAATCGATACCTCGATCTTCGTAATGTCTCATAATTCTATTATACAACTTGGGGTACTCTATGTCAAGTATTAAATTTCTACTAATCGCTTGCTCCAAAATAGTTCTTTCGCATGTATCTTCCAAGTATGTTGCTGTTGTAGAATTTAGGTGTGCCATCGGTGTCTGCCTCCGTGAGTACGTTGTTCAAGAACAGTTGACGAGTCTCCTCATAGTTAACTTGTCCTAGTGTTTTATGTAGAGATATGATCTCTCTTTTAAACGTATCTTTTCCTACCTTTTTTATTTCTTCTTTCAGTTCATCTGAACTTCCATAATACTTCTTCCAATTGGATTCGCTAGTGACTTTTCGTTTACCTCCCTTTGGTTTTCGTTTTTGGTAAAAGTATTTTCGTCCGATATATTGTTTACCATTTTGTAGATTTGTAATCCTGTAGACGAAACCGAAGAAATCATCAATGTCGTCAGAAGTAAAAGCTGTACCTTGATATAGCCAGGGATTTTCATAATCAATCGCAGATTCCGTCTTCGTCGTTAATGTCACTATATGTTGTAGTCTTATCATTATCACTACTTATACGATAAGCATTAGTGTCAGAATACACTTCAGATTTTAACTCTGCTATTGCGACCTCAAGGTCATGTATCAATGTTTTTAAATTTCTTTTCTTCATTTATCCTCCTACAAGTTTAGTCCAATCTTCATCAAACTTTGCTATCCCTTGGTCTGTGAGAATATGCTTATACATTCCACTAAAAATTTTACTAGGAATGGTACAGATATCAGCACCCACTCTAAAGCAAGAGGCGACTTGGTAAACGTCCCTAATGGAAGCAGCAAGGACTTGTGTTTTTTGTTTATGCGTAGCGTAGACATCTGAGATCTCCTCTATAAGTTTCCT